AGCATCGGCCCGACCGTCATCGAGGTGGACTCGGTGGTGGACATGATGGGGGGCAAGACCGGATGCCGCGTCTCCGACGGGCAGGTCTCGCCGACGCTGGCGACGACCCACGGCGAAAGCCATGTGGTGGCCTACGGCGCATCCTTCGACGTCAACTACGGATGCCCCGTGGAGAAGGAGCTTGCGCACACCCAGAAAGTGGGTTCAGGCTCGGGCTACACGAACGGCGTCGTGGAGACGGAGGGCGAAAAGCAGACGGCGGCCTTCGGGGCGTCCTTCGACGTCAACTATGGTTGCCCCGTGGAGGAGGAGCTTGCGCACACCCAGACCAACGGGACCTGCCCCGGACACCATTCGGGCGTGGTCAGGGAGGAGACGCCGGGGGTGAAGGCCACCGTGAGACGTCTCCTGCCCGTCGAGACGGAGCGCCTGATGGGCTTCCCCGACGGATGGACGCAAATCCCATGGAAAGGGAAGCCCGCGGAGGAGTGCCCGGACGCGCCGAGGTACAAGGCCTGCGGAAACAGCATGTGCGTGAACGTGATGCGGTGGATTGGCCTCCGCATCGAGGCCGAGGAGAGGAGGATTCAGGATGAGCGAGGAAAAGGAGACGAAGGCGGCGCTTGAGGACGCCATCGTGAAGAGCGCCAGCGGGCCGAAGTCCGCGCAGGTGGACGGGCAGCGCGTCGAGCAGCACCCGCTTTCGGACCTCGTGCAGGCCGACAGATATCTCGCCTCGAAGCGGGCCGCGCGGGGACGCTACGGCGGCCTGCGCATCATGCGGATGAGCCATTCGGGGGCGCTGTGATGTTCGAGAGAATCAAATCAATATTCGCGCCCGCGAGGGCGAAGACCGTGTTCAAGTCCGTGAAGGCGCGCTTCGACGCGGCGCAGACGACAAAGGACAACGCGCGGCACTGGTCCGCTGCGGACGCCCTCTCCGCGGACGGCGAGGCATCGCCCGAGGTGCGCCGCACCCTGCGGACGCGGAGCCGCTACGAGATAGCCAACAACTCATACGCCAGGGGGCTTGTCCAGATGCTGGCGAACGACACGATAGGCACGGGGCCGCGCCTCCAGATGCTGACGGAGGACGAGGCCTTCAACGACGATGCGGAGGCCGCCTTCGCGAAATGGTCGGAGGCGGTGATGCTGCCGCAGAAGCTGCGGACGATGCGGATCGCGCGGTGCCAGGACGGCGAGGCGTTCGCCGTGCTCGACACCAACCCCGGCATCCGCGACCCGGTGAAGCTGGGGCTGACCCTCATCGAGGCCGACCGAGTGAGCGGCGAGCCGAGATGGCAGGAATCCGACGGAGAGGTGGACGGCATACGCTTTGACCAGTGGGGCAACCCCGAGTCGTACAGGGTGCTGAAGCGTCACCCCGGCGATGCGCTTGCCGTCGCAGGCGACGAAGCCGTCATCGTGCCCGCAGGCAGCATGGTCCACATCTTCCGCCGCGACCGCCCCGGACTTCACCGGGGAATCCCCGAACTGACCCCCGCCCTCGACCTCTTCGCGCAGCTGCGCCGCTACAGCAAGGCGGTTCTCTCCGCCGCGGAGGCCGCCGCCGACTTCGCGGCGGTGCTCTACACGGACGCGCCGCCCGACGGCGAGAGCGAGGACATCGAGGCGCTGGACACCATCCCCCTGGAGAGGAACATGATGGTCACGATGCCCGCCGGGTGGAAGATGGGGCAGCTCGACCCGAAGCAGCCGAGCTCGACCCACGCGGAGGCGGTCAAGTGCTACCTCTCGGAGATAGCGAGGTGCGTGTCATGCACATACGGCGCGGTCGCGGGCGACTTCAGCGGCTTCAACTACGCGTCGGGGAGGCTCGACAACCAGGTCTACCACAAGTCCATCCTCGTCGACCGCTCCTGCTGGGAGACGGAGGTGCTGAACCGCGTATTCGAGGCGTGGTTCAGGGAGTGGCTGCTCCTTCGGGGAGAGACCATGGCCGACGACACGCACACGTGGTTCTGGGACGGCTTCCCGCACGTGGACCCCGTGAAGGAGGCCACGGCGCAGGCCCAGCGGCTGGCAAGCTGCACGACCACCCTCGCCGCCGAGTGCGCGAGGGACGGGCGCGACTACATGGCCGTCCTGCGGCAGAGAGGCAAGGAGCTCAAGGCGATGCGCGAGCTCGGGATACCCATAACCGCCAACGGAAACAACATCCCGGAGACGGGCAAGGAGAAGGATGATGAGTGATTTCAGACTGATTGAGGCGTCCGCCGGGACCCGCCCTAAAGTGGCCGGCACCGCCTACACGGGCGGCGGGATGCGCCTGCCCGGCTGGCGGCACCCCGTCGTGGTGGATTTGTCGGGCATGGAGATTCCCGACACCGTGCCGCTGCTCACCAACCACGAGAACCGCACCGACGCCCGCGTGGGCATGGTGAGGGCCAAGGTGGCGGGCGGCTCCCTTGAAATCGAGGGCGACATAGTCTCCGACGGCGAGGCTGCGAACGGAATCGTAGCCCAGTGCCGCGCGGGGGCGGACTGGCAGTTGTCCATCGGCGCCGACGTGCGCGAGAGCGAACTTGTCAAGGCGGACCGCGAGGTCAACGGACAGATTGCAGCAGCCCCGTTCTACCTCGTCTCGAAGTCCGTCCTGCGGGAGGTCTCGGTCGTCGCCGTCGGGGCTGACCAGTCCACCAGGATGCGCGTGAGCGCGAGTTTCGACATTACCCACCCCGACAACGTGAAAGGAGAGGAGATGGAAGAGAAGAAGAACACACTTGACGCGACCGCGCAGCCGACGCCCCTCGGGCAGGCGGACATCGACGCCGCCGCGAAGGCCGCCGCCGAGGGCGCGGTGACCGCCGAGCGGGGCCGCGTCTCCGCTATCGCCGAAATCTGCAAGGGCGAGTTCCCCGAAATCGAGCGCGAGGCCGTGAAGTGCGGCTGGACGCCCGAGGAGACCACGGCGAAGGTGCTGGCTGCCGTCCGAGCCGCCCGCCCCGCCGCCAACGTGGTCGTCCGCGACCGCCCCGATGGAACTGAGATGAAAGCCGCCATCGAGGCGGCGCTCTGCCTGCGCGGCGGGATTTCCCCCGACGCCCTCGAGAAGTCCTACGGGGCGAAGACCGTGGAGGCGGGCGAGAAGGCGATGGACATGCCCCTCAAGGAAGTGCTCCACGCCTGCCTCGACCTGGAGGGCATCCCGCACGGGCGCTCCGTGGACAACGAGACCATCCGCGCCGCGTTCTCGACCGTGAGCCTGCCCGGCATCCTGTCGAACGTAGCCAACAAGAAGCTGCTGGACAGCTACCGCGCCCAGCCAATCATCGCCCAGCGCCTCTGCACGAGCGGCGACCTCTCCGACTTCAAGGAGAGCGAGAGGTTCCGCCTGACGGACGTCGGCGACCTCCTGCCAATCGCCCCCGACGGCGAAATCAAGGAGGGGGGAATCACCGAGGAGGCCGCGAAGAACCAAATCGACACCTACGGCAAGAAGTTCTGCCTGACGCGCAAGATGATTATCAATGACGATTTGGGCGGCTTCATGCGAGTCCCCGCCGCGATGGGAAACCGCGCCGCCAGGCTCATCGACCAGCTGTTCTTCGCGCGTCTGCTGAAGAACCCGGCGCAGGCCGACGGCAAGGCGCTCTTCAGCGCCGCCCACCGCAACCTGCTCTCTGGCGCGTCCAGCGCGCTTTCCGCCGAATCGCTGAAGAAGGCCATCCAGCTCTTCCTCGACCAGGTGGACGCCGACGGACAGCCAATCAGCGTGGAGCCGCGCATCCTGCTCGTCCCCACCGCGCTCAAACACCTCGCCATCGAGCTGACCAAGGGCGCGACGCTGGTCGTCGCGGGCAGCACAGACAAGGTGGTCCCCGCCCTCAACGTCATCGCGGACGAGAACCTGCAGGTGGTCTCCAGCCCGTACCTCGCCAACGCCGCATACGACGGCGCGAGCGCGTCCGGCTGGTATCTCTTCGGGCAGCCGGGACAGGTCGACACCTTCGAGATCGGCTACCTCGCGGGACGCCGCACCCCGACGGTGGAGCGCGGGGAGACCGACTACAACACGCTCGGAATGTGGTTCCGCGTGTACTTCGACGTCGGCGTCAGGGAGCAGGACCACCGCGGGATGGTCAAGGCGAACGGCGCGGCATAGTTGAAAACGGGGGACGCGCAAGCGCGTTCCCCATCACAAGGAGGCATACATGAAGGCAGTCTACGTTCAGAGAGGCGAATACATCGACATCGTGCCGGAGACGAAGGTTAACGCGGGCGACGTGGTCGTCCAGGGCGACCTCGTCGGCGTCAGCAAGCTTGACATCGAGGCCGGGAAGCTCGGCGCAATCGCGACCACGGGCGTCTACGACGTCGCCAAGGGCGGCGAGGCGTTCGCCGCAGGCGCGAAGGCGTACTGGGACGGCGAGAAGGTCACCGCGACAGCCGAGGGGAACACGCGCATCGGCCTGGCCGTCCAGGCCGCCGAAGCGGCCTCCCCGACCGTCAGAATCCTGCTCAACGCATGATGCTGGCGGAGGCGGCGGAGTGGCTGGCGTCGCAGGCCCTCGAGCACCTCTCCGTCCCCGTCCTCTACAGGACGCGGGACGGGGAGGAGAAGCAGGTCCGCGCCGTGGTCGGCTCCACGCTGTTCCAGGCGGAGGACGGCTTCGGCGTCGTGACGGACACGGAGAGCCGCGACTTCATAATCGCGGCGGCGGAGCTTCCCTCCGACCCCTCCAAGGGCGACGCCGTGATATGGAAAGGCAGGACCTACGAGGTCATGGAGCCGAGGGGCGGCCCCTGCTGGCGCTGGAGCGACGCCTACCACACCACAAGGAGAATTCACACGAAGGAGACGGGGGATGACGAAAATGGACGATGACACCCATCCCGACAACAAGACCATCTGGGACGCCGTCATGCAGGCGAGGATGGCCCTCGCCGAGCTCAAGGGCATGATGACGATGCACCTCCGCGAGGGGGAGCACCACCATCCGCCCTGCGCCCCGGCGGCGAACCTGCAGCGGACGATGCTGGCGGCGGCGGGGGCGTCCATACTGGCGCTCCTGTCCGCGCTCGGAAGCATCGCCCTCGAGTTCATGAGGCGGTGAGACAATGAGCAACGTAATCGGAATCGCGAACGAAATCGCGGCCTCGCTGGCCGACCACCACGCCGAGGTGCAGTTCATACCCGAGTTCAAGATAAGGGACGCGGGCGAGACGCGCGTGGTCGTGGTCCCGGCGGGCACGGAGTTCCGCGCCCTGTCGCGGGCCGTCCACGAGGAGAGGCCGTGCGTCCACGTCGGCTTCGTGAGGAAGGCGACGGAGGACGACGTGCCCGCGCTGGTGGACTTCGTCCAGGCGCTCGGCAAGTCCTTCCTGAACCGCAGGTTCGGGAACGCCCTTTGCACGGGGGCCGTGTTCGACCCCATCTACTCGCCCACCCATCTGCGCGAGAAGGGGCTCTTCGTCAGCGTCGTGGAGCTGACGTTCAGGACGGCGGAATGAGCGACGGAATCGGCGTGAGGCTGGACTTCGGCGACGAGCCGCTTCTGGGAGCCGTGAAGTACGCGAACAAAAAGGCGCTGCGCTCGGTCGGCGCATACGTCCGCAGGGTAGCGGTCAATTCGGTCCACAAGTCCAGGAAGTCGTCGGCGGCGGGGACGCCGCCCAACACGCGGCGCGGTCTGCTGAAGCACTCGATCCTGTTCGGCGTCGATGGCGACGCCGGGAGCGTGGTCATCGGCCCCGCCAAGTCGTTCATAGGCATCTCCATGACCGCCCACGAGTTCGGCGGAATGTACAGAGGCCGAAAATATCCGAAGCGCCAGCTGATGGGGCCGGCGCTCATGAAGTCCGCGCCGGAGCTGCCGAAGCTCTGGAGGGACGCCATCCGCTGACACGGTCAGCGGCAGCCTGACGCCATTGTCGGCGGGTCGGGCCCGAAGGCATTCAACATGCACGGGCCTGGCCTGGCGGCGCGCCCGTGGCGGAATCAGGAGACACAACATGGCAGTAGTTCTTGGTCTTGACGCGGTGCTCTACCGCGGAACGGCTGGCGCGAAGGCGACCACCGAGGTCACCAACGTCAAGGATTTGACAATCAACCTGGAGTCCGGCGAGGCGGACGTCACCACCCGCGCGACGGAGGGCTGGAAGGCCGCAATCGCGACCCTCAAGGAGGGTTCGCTGGAGTTCGGGATGCTGTACGACACGGCTGACGCAGACTTCCAGGCGTTCCAGGCCGCGTATTTCAGCAACACGCCGATGGCGCTGTTCGTCTCGGACGGAGCGGGCACGGGACTGGACGCGGACTTCTCCATCACGGGGTTCAACATCACCCAGAACCTCGAGGAGGCGATGACCGTCTCCGTCAAGGCGAAGCCGACCGCCTCAACCCGCGCGCCGCAGTGGGTCAGCGGCTCCTGAACCAGTTAGGGCATAGGCGACGCGCGCAAATCCACCGAAGCCACCCCCGCAGGCCTCTCGAAGAAGCCCGAAACGCGGGGGATTTTTCCCTATAATACATATATATATCAGGAGGAGCGATGAAGTCATTCACAGACAACACAGGCCGCACGTGGACGCTCGTGGTCAACGTGGCGACCGTCAAGCGCGTCCGCGCCCTGTGCGGCGTGGACCTGAACTCCGTCATCGAGGTGGAGGACGGCAAGCCTTCGGCGAAGCTGCTGGAGCGGCTCTCCTCCGACCCCGTGCTGCTGGTGGACGTGCTGTACGCCGTCTGCAAGCCCGAGTGCGACCAGAGGGGCGTGTCCGACGAGGACTTCGGCGCGGCGATGGCGGGCGACTCCGTGGAGGCGGCGACCGACGCCCTGCTGGACGAGGTCATCGATTTTTTCCCGGAAACGAAACGGCGGGCGTTCAGAAAAATCCTGTCGGCCAGCCGCCGTTTCGGGGAGGCGGCGAAGAGACGGCTGGCGGAGCTGCTGGGGGACGGGAAGTTCGAGGACGCGCTGGTGTCCGAGCTGGAACGGTTGACAGGCTTGTCTCCGAGTGCGCCGGAATCCTCGGCGCGGACCCCGGCCCCTTCACCCTGAGGGAACTGCTCCTGATGGCGGAGAGCCGGGAGCGCACCGAGTGGGGGCGGCTCTCAAGCCTGATGGCGCTGGTGGCGAACGCCCACCGCGACCCGAAGCGGAGTTCGACGGTGCGTCCCGAGCGTTTCAACCCGTATGCGCACGGCAGCGGCGAACTGACGAGGCGGAACCGCCCCAAGGCGCCGCTGACGGTGCTGCGCGACGTGTTCTGCCGGAAGGACGGGCGCAGGGAGATTGTGAGGACGGGGCAGATTGACAGGAGTGACGCGAGGAGGTGACGGGCATGGCAGGGGCAAGCGGAAACGTGAGGGCGGGACGCGCCTTCGTAGAAATCATGCTCGACCAGACCCGGTTCGAGCGCGGCCTCAAGGCCGCCCAGTCGCGCCTCAAGTCCTTCGGGGCGTCGGTGACGGCGCTGGGCACGAGGATGCTCGGCATCGCCACGGTGGCCGCAACCCCGCTGGCATTTGCGACCAAGGCGTTCGCCGATTTTGACGACGAGATGCGGACGGCGCGCGCCGTGACGGGCGCGGCGGACGCGGAGTTCCAGGCGCTGACCGAGACCGCCGAGAAACTCGGGCGCGAGACCTCGTTCACGGCGAAGCAGGTCGCCGAGGGCATGACCGCCCTCGGGCG